GTCATGCCGTGGGTAGACACGACGGCTCCGGCTTTTGGGGGGGTGTTTAGGCGCTTTGTCTCTCCGTGCCGTCAGGCACTCGGACGAGTCCCGTGTCGATATCAGGACGAGCCTTGACGTAGAACCAGCCCCCGGGGCTGCGCGGCTCGTAGTGCACCACCAGACCCTCGCTTCTGAGTTCTTGCTTCCACTCTTCTAGCCGCGCCTTGTCCCGTTTCTTTACGGGTAGGTCCCGGTTTATCCGGGCCTGGGTGCGCAGCATGAACAGGGGGAAGGAGGCGTTGTGGTCCACCGAGATCTTGGGCCACGGGATCTCGTCGTCGTACCGCACCCGGTGGGTGTACCCGGCTCGGGACAGGGCAGCCGACACCGAGGATCGGGACACCTCGTGGCCCGTTTCCTCCTTGACCCGATCCACTATCTCTGCGTGGGTGAGCCCCTCGACCTCGACCCATTTGCGCAGGATGGACTCACTTGGCAACTTGCGTGGCTTGGGAATTTTCCCCACCTCCTTCATTGCCGGAGTTTACATCCTGCATCGGGAAAAACTGCAAATAGCCCCGCGTTTCCCCTAGTCAGATCAGGCTTCGAATTTGTAGCCAAGTTGCTACATGCATCCTGCATACGCTAGGATCCGGCCCTGGGGCAAATGCAGTATGATTGACGGGGAGGTATGAAACATGATCCACATTACATTGCAGGCAGCAGCCAAAGAGTACGTGAACTGGCGGCGGAATCAGGGGTACGCCAACGCCACAATCAAGAACGACAAGACTGCGCTGAACATCGCAATGCGAGCCCTAGGTTCTGACCTTCCGGTTTCGTCGCTCGACCAGGGTAGGGCGATCTCGATTCTGGAGGTTGCGGGGCGGACAAGATCAGGCTCATCGGTGAACATGATTCACTCCAGCCTCAGTGCTTTCTTCCGTTACTGCCGGATGCGCACGTTCTTGCCGGTCGACCAGGACCCCTTACTCGGCCTGCGCTACCGCCGCGTTCCCAAGAAAGAACGCAGGAGGCTAGATGTCAGTGAGTTCAACGACTTCCTGAATGCCGCGCAAGACCCACGAGACAGGATGTTCGCGGCCATCGGCCTGTATCTCTTCCTGCGTGGAAGCGAGGCTGCGGCGCTGCGCGTCCGCGACCTCGATCTGAATGACGGAACCATCGGAGTCACGATCTTCAAGACCGACGACTACGACCGTATGCCGATCTCGTCCGAACTTGATAGCGAACTGCGAAAGTACCTTGCTTACTACCAAGACGAGTGCGGACCACTGAAACCTGAGTGGCATCTGGTTCCTGCTAAAGTCCAAGCAGGATTCGGTCACCACAAACTGAATCCGACAGCCAAGATCAGCCGACCACACGATGTCATCAAGCGGATCTTGGAGAACTACGGATGGACCGACACCTACTGGCAGGGGATGCACTTGCTTCGAGCCAGTGGTGCACGAGCGTGGTTCGACGAACTGAATAACAACACTGTGGACGGCGCACTGCGCCTGGTCCAGACGCACCTCCACCACTCCAGCACCCAAATGACAGAGCGTTACCTTGGGTTATCCGCAGACCGGGTGCGCCGGGATGAAATGGTGCAGGGCTCAGCCATGTTCCCCTCCATCGGGAAGCGGGGCAACGTCGTCCAACTGAGAAAGGTATCGGGATAACCATGAAGTTGCAGATCACAGCGTGCGACCGCTGCGGCCTGCGGGATGACGACACCAAGATTTCGCCTTGGACTGCTCGACGCGGACAGGTCAGGTATGTCGGAGATTTGTGTAAGAAATGTTGGGAAGAACTTCTCGCCACATACAGGCCGAGCAACCTGCCGAAAGGCAGGCACAAGATCCAGGCCACGAGGATCGAGGACATTCCCACGGAATAAAAAAAGAGGGGCCACCCGAAGGTGGCCCTCTCTTATTTAGTAGGGGAGTATGTCGAACAGGGCGAGCGTCTGCTCGTCCAAGTCTCCGTGCGGTGGGATGCCCTGGTTGCGTTGCACACCGCGCAAGACCTCTGACATCTCTCGGTCGAGCGTGTTCCCGCCAGGGAGATTGAGCACTTGTCTCACCCTTCCCACTAGCGCATCGGACTGACCCTGCATCACCAGCGGAACAAGAGACATCTGCACTACGCAACCTCCACATCAACAGTCTGCAACTGAATCGTCAACAAGCCACCGAAACCATTCACGAAAGTCGGAGGCGACGACTGCTCATACTGAACAGCCCGAACCACGCAGATGCGCTCCTCACCCGTGGAGAAATCCTGAAACAAGCACGCACCACCGGACTGCTCCAGCCGCTCCAGCGCACGCAACCTCGACCACGGATCCGACGTACGCACCACACCGTTAGAGTCCCGCTCCTCCTCATACAGCAGCACCGGCAACGTGATCGTGCGCGACCGCACCGGAGCGGGAAGCGCACGCAACTGCCACTCCTCCACCACCGGACCCTTACTCGTATCCGAAGTGTCACGGGACAAACTCAAACGAACCTCAAACTCCGTATCAGGAATCAACTCACCCGACAAAGGACTGTTCAACACCTGACCAAGACGCACCGCGCTGAAGTCGGCCTGCCCACCAGAGCGACTCGTGAACCGCAAACCAAGTGAACCACCCGACTCCTGCGAGCGGACAGAAAACGACACCGGCTGCTTGAACTCCGTCGTACCGAAACGCACCCAACCAGAATCCAGATAGCCGGACTCCGCCAGCCGAGTCGCATGCTCGATGTACACCTTCGTGTCCGTGCAGATCAACGCCCTACCCGTAGATCCAACGAACGCCACCGACTGCGGCGTACCGTCCGCAGTCGACAAATCCGAGGCGTACGCATAGAAGTCACCAACCTGCTGCCCAAGATCAATACGCCACAAGCCCTTCGCCCCACCCCGCTGCACCGAGCGGGTCGCGTACACGAACTCACCATCAAACGTCAAGTCCTTCACATCATCCTCAATGGACAACGGGCCATACACGAACCCCGTACCCGATGAGGACTCCTCCGCCACGCGCACGCCACGGTTCGTGGCAGCGACCACATAGGTATTGAGATAACTCTTCAAGTTGCGAAGCACCTCACCGACCGGGAACTCAGCCACATTGATCGGCTCCAGCAGAGAACCCAACCCGCTGCTCGATGTGTCCACCGTGAACGACAACACCCGAGACTGCACACCAGTGTTCGTGCCCACAAGAATCGCCTGCGTAGTCTCCGTCACCGCAACAAACGACAACGCCGTCGACTTGTACTCGTAGCGGGAATCACCCGTCAACGGGTCAATGTCCACCGCCACAGGTGGACTGGCTGGATTGCGGCCCAACTCAAACACCCGCATCGGCAGAGCATCAGTGATCTGACAGCCAACAACGATGCGGTCCTTCACATACCCGATCGTCTGCACCGTCCACGCCGCCGGACTACCCGGAGCGTCATACAGTTTCGTCACCGCCAGCGCGCTACTCACCTCATACACGCCATCATCAGCGCCCACGATCGCCGAGCAACCATCCGTGGTAAGAGCCTGCGCTGTCGCCGTCAACGCGGTGACCTCCGTCACCGTGCCCGTCGAGATGCGGTACACATACAGCGCACCGTCATGCAGGAACCATGTTCCGATCGCGCACGTTTTCGCCTGCGTGCCGCCATGCGCGGCAACCTGCTCCGTGTCCGGCAGCAGACTCAGGCTCCCCTGAGTCCACACATCCACATTCGCCGACTCCCTGTACCGGAACAGATCCTCCGCATCAGCGTCATAGAACTCAGCACCCGCGCCCCGATGCCACGAGGTGGCTGACCGCAGCCACCAGTTCGACAGAGAGTTCTCACCAGCACTAGCCTCCTGATCGACGCGCTCCTTCTGATACTGCGTCGTCACGCGGGAGATGCGGTTGTTGTCTGATGCGGCACTCAGCCACGGCTGGTTACCGATCGCGTAGTCGGCGGCGAAACTGCTGCGGTCGAACCGCGACAGCCGGTCGATAACGTCCTGCCCGAGAACGAACGGGAGATTGTTAACGACTTCCTTATTCTCAGCCATGCGCCCCTACTTGATGACGTTCTTGAACCGACCCGTCGGTGTAATACCGAGGCGGCGAATCTCCTTGACGACAGCGGCAACATCCGGTGTCTTAATGACTAGGTGCATCGGATCCCAGAAGTTCTTGTAATCCCCGCCCCATTCCAACAGGTGGTACTTGCGAAGCAAACGGCGCATGCGTCGAGCCTTGATCGGGTGCCGCGCCCAGAACGTGTTGCTCTTCGACTGGCTGCCTTCCTTCGTGGCGTTCAAGTCAATCACCACACCAGCGCAATGATCGGAGATCTTGCTCGATGCTCGACCGTCACGCACAGGTGCCCACGCCCAATCATCGAACGTGCCCTTGTCGATGGGTGCGATCTGCTGGTGATACTCGGCAGCGAAAGCAACAAGGTACGGACCGACATCTTTCCGCAGCCGCATCTTCCGCTTTGTCCCCGGAATCGTGAACAACCGCAGCATCGGGCTGTTCCCGTCCTTAATGACGGGCCAGCCCTTGATCGTCGTCTGCTTACTCATCGACGCGACCGAACCTCGGGTTCTCACCATTCAAGTAGTCGATCAACACAACCACCGCTGGTGGCACAGCCACCACCAAGATCGGAGGCAACCCGAACCCGGCAATGTTGTCCACCACATAGGTGAGCGCGGTAGCAGCGAACACCT